TGTCCGTCTCCGGTATTACATACCCCGCGTCTGTGTCCCACTTTCTTGCTACCACCGTGCTTGCTATCACCAGGTTCGTGCCTGCGCCGTAGGCTGTGCCGTTAGCTCGCGCCTGCACATTCTGAAAAGTCACGTCGTTTACTCCCGGTACGGCCTGTATAGCATCGCTGATACCTGACAGCAGCACTACTCCGTTGAACGGTATGCCTGCCAGATATGCTTCTATAGCTGCTATTACCGTGTCCTGTATTACTGCGCTGTACCCCCCTTGGTAGTATATGCTCGCCTGTATGAATATCTTATCGCTTATGTTGCTGACTACTAAGTAGCTCAGGCCGGGCACAGCTATTACGTTTACGTATGACTGAGCTGCTGCCTCGGCTCCGGCGTGGGCTGTGTCCAGCTTCACCGGAACGCCTGCTGCCTCTGCGGCTACCTTGATAATGGTGATACCGAACGCGCCGCTTACCACTGAGCAGTATTTTATCACTTGCAGCGTCGTATCTACTGTCGGATAGTATGGCGCAAAGTTTACTGTGTCAAACTGTATTATCTGCGGTGTGATCGCGTCGAACTGGAATTTCAGCATCTGAGACTGAAACCATGCGCCCGTCTGAGGGCTTGCGGCGCTTACTATCTTGTCCACATCAGTCTGGTAGGCGTCCCATAGCTGCTGCACAGTGCCTGCGGCTACCGCATCCACAAATGTCAGCAGTTGCCGGTAGTCGTAGTCGCTCCATTCGTCAGGTGTTAGCACTACCCCTGCTGCCGCTGCCTTCGCTACGAGGTCGTCGATAATCTCCTGCTGTATGTCTGATATTTCCTGTGCCATCTTCTATAAGTTTGGTAGGCTTGCGTTAAACTCTATAGTGTTACCTATTACAAACCCGCCGCCTGTGCTGTTGTCAAATACGTATGTTTCCTCGACTGCGTTGTACACCCACACCACTGTGTCGGCAGGCGCATTACCTACCATAAACGGCACAAGCACCGATATGCCATCTATACTGTTCAGGTATGGTATTGTCAGTGTGCCGTCTCCGTTGAGTGCATACTCCGCTGGTATCACCGCTCCGTTGCCGAGGGTTATGGTGTTTAGCGGGTCGGGTATGTCTACTATCGTCAGTATGCCCACAGGGTACACCTGCCATATATAGCTGGTGTGTGGGTCTACCGGTGGGGTGTCGCCGCTCGTAAATCCTGTGTTCAGCTCGAGGTTTGTCGGTGGCTGCTTGTAGATCACTCTCACCTGGTCAGGGTCCAGTACACTTGCCTTAGTGTCCGTAAGCCCGCTTTTCATATCTACTATGTAGTGGTACACACCTGTGTGCTCGTAGTCCTGCCGCTCGTCTGTCTTGAACATCGTGCTACAGTTCGTCGGGGCGAAGGCCGCCATGTACTGCACCAGTAAGTCCCGGTGTCCGAAGACGTTCAGGTTCTGGTCCATATTCTCGTCGTCGCCAGCGTCCAGCTCGTAGTCTACTATGTGCATCTTCCAGCAGATGTCCGTAAACGTTACATTGTCGGTGAACTGCATACTCGCTTCCGGCACCATCTCGAGGAAACATGCCGGTTTCTCGAACACGTATCCGCTTACCCCGTCCATCTGCTTACCGTCTGCCTCTCTGCGCACCTGGTCGTTCCATATTCGCACCAGTTGGAACAACTTAGTTGGTTTGCTTTTCTCAGACCCTTGCACAGTGCTCCAGTCAAAGGGTATAGTGCCCATCTGAGTAAGAATACTGGTGATCGCGTCTTTTAAGCAGCTTGTAGCCATGTGTTATGCCTCGAACGGTTTTAATATCGCTGATTTTTTATAGTCTCCGCTTTTCTTAGCGTCTATCGGCGCTTTCACGGGTGGCTTAGGTGCAGCTACCACCATCTTAGGCAGGTCGTTTTGTAACTGCGCCAGAAACTCCGGTGTGAACACTGCGGCAGGTGCGTTTGCAAGCTGCATAATGTCGCCCATGTTCACCGCGTAAGTCAGTCGCGGCATTTGGTGCTTTACTATGCCCTCTGCCAGTTCTACCTCTGCGTCCAGGTCGTTGCCGTGCTCGTTTATCTCGGCCAGCAGGCTGCGCAGGTGTTCTGCCTTAGCTGTCAGCCTGTCCAGTGTTTGCTCGAACTTATCCGCGTCGAGTGCGATTGTTACGGTTGTACATGCCATATTTTGCCCGTTTCGGTTTTTAAAATTTTCAGTTGTATAATTGTTAGTTTACTATCCTGCTTCATAAAAGGTCTTTTCGGCATGTAAGGTGTCCCCTCGTTCAGCCAGCCTGAGTACGGCACGGGGTTGCTCATTGTGCTTACCGCTCCGTGGTTGGTTATACTGCTGTCTGCTTTTATTGTCTTGTACCTCGTCCTGCCTGTCCTGCCCTGTAGTATCTTACGCGTGGCATAGTCGCTGCCCTGGTCTACTATGAACGGCTTGCCGCTCGGTGTGTTGATGCCGCTTACTATGCGCTTTTTGTTAAACTTGTTGCCTGCTGTTCTCCTTGCTACTTCCGGCCATTTGGTGCCATCAAACTGCTCTTTATCGAAATTCTCACCGAAGTGCTGCTTACTCGCCCTCATTATCAGTATCGCAGATGTCTTTATCTGCTGTGGCAGCATCTGCGCCGCCTTCCCGAAACCGAATTTAGAGGTTGCCATTATTTACACTTTATCCTCTTTTACCTTAATCTCCAGTATTTCAGCCATTTTATGTGCCAGTACCTCGTCGTGAATATTGATTGTCAGATACGTTTCCCGCCCGTCGTTTTCTTTGGTCGCTCTGTTCGCAATCTTTTCAAGCAGCATTATCGCCGTGTCTTTGTCGATGGAAAACCCCCAACCGTGTGCAGTGTGCACCCAGATATTGCTGTCGTGCACGTGGAACTCCACATCTTCCTTTTCCGGCGTTTGAAACGTTTTACCGTCGCCCGTGTTACACTTCACTGAAATTAATATAGGCTCCATTACCGCGTATGTTTAGGTTTGTCCGTTCTTGCTTTGTTTTTATCCTTCAGTGCGCCCTTGCCCGCTGCCTGCTCCTTGGGTTCCTTGAGCACGTTCTTGTCGGGCATCACCTCCACACGCTTGCAGGGTATCTTAGTCTGCTCTGTGAAATACTTCTCGTCCATCTGTAGCCCGCCCTGAGCCATGCTCAGTGCCAGCGTAGCTATCTTCTGGTTCTTGTCTGCCTCCTGTGCTGCTATGCTGCGTTCTTCGCTGTCGTTGAGGAAGTGGATTTTGTGCCCTCTCGGTATGTCCACGCCCAGCCGTTGCAGCTTGGGTATCAGTATCTCGTTGGTGCGGTAGGTCACATTGTCGCCGTCTATAGTCCGCTTGGCTGCCGCTGCGCGCTGTATCTGGTTGTTACCTGTGGCATCGTCGGTTACATCGCCGCCACCGGTCTGTGTGTCCATGCCTTTAGCTATACTGTCTATGAAGTCAGCGTGCCCGCCTATCCACTTGCTTATGTCTGCCTTGGCTCTGTGGTCAAAGTCATTGTATGCTTTGTAGCCGTTGCCCCTGCTGCCGTCGTTCAGGAACTCCAGCTCGTCGTTAAGACCGGTGATACCGAAGCCGGCACTCGCCATCTCGCGCATCATCTTCTTTTTCGCCTCGAACTCGTCGCCCTCAAGGTCGTTGGTCTTGAGCCAGCGGTAAGGCTGTGCGAACATCTCTATGAAGTCTGCGTTATATTGTACGTTGTTGCGTTGCAGTATCTCTAGTGCGGCAGCTATGTACAGCAGCCCGTAACCGCAGTTGTTGATACCGTTAAGTTGTACGGTTGGCATCCACAGGTGCCACGGCTCGTACAGAGGGTCGTTCCAGCTATAGCCTGCGGGTGACTTCTCGAACACGCTCACATGCTCCCTGTCCGGGCTTATGTTCCACCGCTTGATGTTGGTGATAAGTCCGGGCACTCCGTCCTTAATCTCGCCTATCGAGGCCAGTGTAAAACCATGGTAGTCTGCATCGAGCATCAGCTCCAGCAGGTTTTGCTTGTACCAGAACAGTTTAAAGTACTCTGTCCACTTCTTATCGTACTCACCATTGGCGTTTTCTATCTGGAAGTCCCGTAGCAGGGTTAGCTCCTTGCGGCGTTGCACGCAAGACGCTACATGTCCGTTCTTCAGGGTCTTAACATACATCTTTTGCAGGTCTACCCTGAACGGGTAACTCGCTTGCTCGGCTTGCTCCAGAAATGCTGCCCAGCTTGCAAGGTCTATGCGTGCCTGTATGAAGGACTGCGGGAATATCTCATTGCTGAGGTTGCGTACAGGGTTAGCGGTGCCTGCGGCCTTTCGTATAAATGCCTGATCGCTCCCGTAGCCCTTGTCCGAGGCCCCGAAACCGAAAAAATTAGCTATTTGTTGAAATCTGCCGGCCATTAGTAGTTATTTACATTTTTAACGTTACCCCCGTTGTATGTTCTTGTTGCATTGTTGGGCTGTCTGAGTGGTAAGTTCATGGTTATACGCCCTTCTGCGGCCTCGTTGAGCTCCCGCAGTATGCTGCGGTAGTCGTCCAGCCATACATCAGGTGTATTTCTCGGTGATATGAGCGGACTGAGCTTAAATACCGTTATCCTTACCATCGCATCTTTGATAGTTTGGTTCCTGTTGTCGCCCAGCACCCACAAAGTCGCCCACTTGGCCGCGTTGAAGGGCTCGGCTACCGCTATAGCGGTGATACACACCAATATGTCACCATCTGGCCCCATTATGGTCGCATTAACTGCGTATGTGGCGGCTGCGTCGTACAGTTTACCTGTGAGCGTGCCTGCTGGCACGGTGTATACGGTCTTTGTGCCCCAGTATTGACCGTGTGCGTTGGTAACTGGGTCGTCCGGGAACACATTGTTGTAAGGCATGTTGGTATACTGCGCGTATTGTAGTGCTGCCTGGTGCGTTATCACCGTGCTGGCACTGTTACAGACGTAGGTGTGCCCCTTCCAGAACACTATGTCGCCTTTGTCGTACAGTGTTTTGTAGTTGAACACCGGTGCGTAGGGCTGCATGAGCGTGGCAGGGTTGGGCAGTCCGTTCACCGTGCAGGTGTAAGGGTATGCTGCGTAGTATATGCTGTGCTGCGCGCCTGTTGTGGCCCACTTGGCAGGTGTAAAGGTCGCGTCGCTGTTCGATGTAATGCAGTAGTAGCCTATACTGTTGTAAATCACCAAAGCACCTACGGTGTAGGCCGTGGAAGCCACCCACGCGGAGAAGCCACCTGTGGAAACGTCTATGGTGATGCGTGAAGCTGCACCGTAGGTGTTTGATGTTTTGTAGGGCTTCGTCTCTGTAAACTCGGTTGTAAGGTCGTATTTCTGTGTCAGTCGCTGCGCTATGGCCTGCAATGATGTGTTTTCCTCCGTTGTGCGCTTGACATCACTTCCCTGGGTGAGCTGCCGTAGGTAGTCTCCCTGTATGTACTGTGCGTAATCTCTTAAAACGAGGTATCCCATACTGCCTGAAATGCAGAAACGCTTACCGCATAGCCGTAGCTACAGTGTAAGCGTCCCTAATGTTTTTTCGTTTGTTGCCATTTAACGGGTTGACTGCTTCTTCACAGTCTTTAAAAGCAAATGTATAGATTATTTTTCTTAAACAAACAAAGTTTGATAAAAAGTTTATTTGTCCGTCAAAAATAATTCTTAGGCTGCCGCTTCTCGAACACGTAGGACTTGATACCCCCCTTGCCCTGAAATAGCTGGTAGAGCCGCATGTGCGCCTCACATACGAGGTAGTCGAGCAGGTCGGTGAAGTGGCCCCACCGTTGCACTCCCGGCACTCCGTCTACTGTTTTCTTGGTTTTGTCCTTCCCGTTACCGTCCGGTGCCTCGGCAGTGTTGGCAAGGTCGGCGATCATGTTGCTGCATGTACGGCTTATAAGTATCGTCAGGCCGCCGTAGCCCATGCCTAGTATATCGTTCATAAAGTTACCGCGCATGGCCACGTTAGGGTTGGCCTTCGACGTGCGCAGCTTAGGCTTGAAATAGGTCAGATACTCCTTAGCCAGCACGAAGAAGTCCTTGCCCCGCTCATACTTAACGTCGTCCTTGCGGCTGGTAGCATCGCCGTAGATGTAGAGACCTGCCTTGTGGTCCACGCCTCCGGGGCCGTACCGCTTGTATATCTCGGCGCACACCCACCGCAGTTTGTTGTAGGGGTTCTTAGCAGCTATCTCGTCGATCATGTAGATGGACAGCCCGTTAAGCTGGAAGATGCCGACCGGCAGGTAAGGGTTCACATTCTCGTCAAAACTCACATGGAGTGCCAGCTTAGGGTTGTACTCGCAGTGCCCTATGTGCATGGACTGGTCAAAGTTCTTGTAGAACGGGTTGTTACTCGACTTCGTGCCCCATGCTCCGGTGAGTACCGCGTGTCTGCGCACTTCATCTCTGCCGGCCTGCTCCAGTAGCTGCGCCTTGTACTCCTCGTGGTCTATGAAGTAGTTGTCGGTGTAAAGGGAAAAATGTTCCACGATGTTACGCTCTATGGCTACAC